CTGGATAGACCACGGTGATCACTCGCACACCGTCCAGCTTGACTTCGATCAGTTTGTTGCCAGCGATTTTGCTTTCATGATTGGCACCGTCATGTGCCAGCTGGCATTCAAACAGTGGAATAGAGAACTGAGGGAATTTCTTGGCAGTCACACGATTGATGGTGCCTTCGGTTGCGCCACAGCGCATGTCCTTGAACAGGATGCGACGATACCAGCCATTCCAGTCTGCCACAGTAGAACGCAACATGGCAGCTTCGAGAGCTTCTCGGGCAGCATTGCCTGTGAGTTTGCGTCGGCTGAGACGACGTGCCAGATCACAAAAGTCCTGGAAAGAAAACGTGCCTTCTTGATTGGGAGACGTTTTTTCTGGCACTTGCTTGATGCCAAAAGTGATCATGGGATCATATGCCATACGGAACCCATCAAACAGCTCAGAATTGCCCGCTTGGGCTTCGCGCAGCACGATGGCTTCTTTGGCTAGTTTGGACGCAGTAAGCGACAGCTCGTCGACGACTTTGTAACAGGACATTTTGGCTCCAGCCTAGGTGTGTTTTGATGTTTGTATTATAGCACAGCTAGACCTGTTGTCAACTGGAAAAATGTAGTTAAAAAACAACGACTTAGCAGTTTTGGCACCTGCAGCCTATAAATACGAATGGATGAACGAACGTCCAATCTAGGAGAACTAACATGGCACACGTCATAAAGAGAGTTACCACCCGCAAGGACCCTTCGGTACCTTTCGCATTGGGATCTCCGCGCCTTCGCGCCAATCCCCAATTCAGAAAATTCTTTCAACTACGTAAGGATTTTCCCGGGTTCATGGGACAGACCCGCACTTTGAGTCCCGACAAGTTGACCGTCACAACTGAGACCGTTTGGGAAAGCAAAGAAGCTGTCCAGGCGTTCAAGCGCAAGTATCCACGTCTGACACGCCGTGTCATGCGCATGATGCGAGCCTACAATAAGCGTCGACAAATGACTTCTAAAGCGGTTGCAATAGTCCGTTGATGGAATAGACACTATAGCTAAGACCTGCTATAGTGTCTACTTCCTTAAAGGAAGTGAACTAACCAGGCAAATGAGCTACGGATGAGCGACACACTACTATTGAATCAGGATGGTCGTCCTCTTCGGATACTTCCACCATCAACACTGTCGTGGCAAGATGCCGTCAAGGCTTTGTGGCTTGACAAGGTCAGCGTGATCAAAAACTACAACGACTGGGTCGTGCGCAGTCAAAAATTGGTGCTGCCTGTGCCCAGCATTGTGATGACCAAAGAATACATACTTCCCCAGTTGGGCGTGAATTTCAACCGCAAGATGGTGTATCTCCGGGACGAATACACTTGCCAGTATTGCGGCTGTGAGTTTGAAGTTGACGATCTCACGCTGGATCACGTGGTGCCAAAAAGCCAAGGCGGCAAGTTGGAGTGGGACAATGTGGTCACTTCTTGCACTTCATGTAATTTCATGAAGGGAGCTGATCTCTTGCGACCTCTAAACGAGCCACGACAGCCCAACTACTGGGAAATGGCACGCAAGGCCAGAGAGTATGTGCGTTTCTCGATGAAAGATCCAGCCTGGGCCGAATACATCGGTGTAGAATATTCCGTCGACCGTGCTGCTTGATGTGCTGGGTTTCTCTGGGATAATTATTGTTATCCGGAGTAACCCCACATGATCAACATGGAAATCAACGACGAAGACTGCGCCATAGTTCTTAAACCTAATGGCGGAATAGATGTGTATTGTCCTCCTACAGGCTCGGAAGAGTTCTCACAACCAAATGTGCGCATGCTCAAGATTATCTTGACTACATTGGTTAAGTCTGCAGCCAGCACAGAAGACATCCAGGAACTGTTGCAGCAGATAGATGAAAATCTAACGTCCGCTACCACATATCGGACGCTGCATTAAAGACATACTTTTACTCGCCAATAAATAGGTAGTAAGGGAAAAAACTACCAATATGGCAAGATTCAAAGGTTACTCAAGCCTAGCAGGAGAATTCAGTGAGCCATCGCTTTTTGACAAAGATCTGGCCAAGCGAGACCTGCTGAATCATTTTTACACTCGCAAAGGCGAGCGTTTGATGGCACCTTTGTATGGCAGCGTGATTTGGGATCTACTGTTTGACCCCATGACGGAAGAAAACCAAGATGTCATATTCAATGATGCACAGCGCATCGTGCTGCAAGATCCACGATGGAAACTGAAAGAAGCACAGATACGCAGCGATTCAATCAGACACTCGATCTATTTGGACATGTTGTTGGAATATGTTCCTACCACTTCAGAAGAAACGCTAACGGTGGCATTTGAGGTCAACACCAAAGGAAACAATCCATGAGTGATACTATAAGACAGAGCAAACTATTTGCCGCAGAAGACTGGAAGGTAGTAGCCCAGAGTTTCCGTAATGCAGAATTCAAGAGCTACGACTTTGATACACTACGCACGGCCATGGTGGACATCATCAAAAGGAACTATCCAGAAGATTTCAACGACTACATCCAGAGCTCAGAGTTTGTTGCGCTGATCGACCTAGTGGCCTTTCTGGGACAAAACCTCAGTTTCCGTAATGACCTCAACAGCAGAGAAGCGTTCTTGGACACAGCTGAACGTCGTGACAGCATTCTCAAGCTGGCACGCCAACTGAGTTATCAACCCAAGCGGTCCAGGAATGCTGTGGGTTTCCTTAAGATCAAGAGCGTGAGCACAACAGAAACTGTGCTAGATAGCCTGGGCAACAACCTAGCCAAGCAAGAGATATTCTGGACAGCCACAACAGACACCGATGCCTACGAAAAGTTTGTGTTGGTAGTCAACACAGCGTTGAATCCTGCCACACAGTTTGGAACTCCGGAGACCACAGTGTCGTCTGGGGGAGCCATCGTTTCTCAGTATGGCCTCAGCACTTCTTTCTCTGACTTTCCAATCATCGGCTTCAATGCAGATGTAGGCGGAACTTCCATGCAGTTTGAATTGTTGTCCCCTAAGTTGGAGACCAGCGGTGGCATCATAGAAGAATCACCATCCTTGGGTGGTCCTTTCCGCTTCATATACAAAAACGATGGGCAAGGCAACCTCAGTTCCAACACAGGTTTTTTTGTCATGTTCAAGCAAGGCAGTACCTCCAGATACGATTATCAGGTCGACGAACCGTTGATTAATCGAGTGATTGATATTCCTACCAACAATGTGACTGAGAATGACATCTGGGTGCAGGCCATCGACGAAAATGGCCTGATCTTGGCTGAATGGACACGTGTGCCGTCTACCAATGGCAGCAATCTCTATCTCAACGACCTTGGCAACGAAGAACGAAACATATACGAAGTGCTGACTGCCAACAGCGACAGCATCAGCATCAAGTTTGCTGATGGCAAGTTTGGAACGATACCCACAGGACTGATACGTGTGGTGGTACGTGCAGGCAACGCACAAGCATACAGCATCAAACCAGCATCTATGAAAGCTATCACGTTTGGTATTCCGTATGTGAGCAAAAACAATCAGCAGCACACGTTGACTATCACATGTGATCTTGAATACACAGTCAGCAATGCTGACACAGCAGATTCTATCGAAGACATCAGGACCAAAGCCCCTGCGTTCTATTTTGCACAAGACAGGATGATCACAGGCCAGGATTATGCATCCTATCCTATGACTGCCAGCCCAGGCATACTCAAGATCAAAAGCGTGAACCGTTTGCATTCTGGCATGAGTCGATATCTGCAGGACAAAGATCCCACAGGTACATACAACGATCTGGACATCTTCGGTGCAGACGGATTCATCTACAGAGAAGATAATGTGGTACGACATGAGTTTCCTTATCCGTCAGGAAGAAAGCGCATCATTGACATAATCAATGCAGCAGAAAAACTGTTGACCAATCAGGATCTCATCAATTTCTATTACAAGAATTTCCCTTCCATAGTGGCCACTAACCCCACCACATATTTCAATTTTGTTGGTCGTGGCACCAACTATTGTCACGGATATTTTACCAGCAGCATTGGCGATCTCGACGGAGATCCTATCGTCAGAGTAGCAGGTGCGGCCAGCAATTCAATACTGAGGCAGATCAGACAAGGATGCATCATTCTTTTTGCCGACGAGTCAGACGCAATCAACGGTTTCCGCTGGGTGCCGGTTGGAAGAGTGTATGGCAATGGTCTAGGTGTGCAGGACGAATACGGAGTCAGCACAGGTGTCAAACCCAATGGCGAAGGAGTGATCACGCTGACCAAAGTCATCGCCAATGGCTCACAGGTCCGTAGGATAGTGACAGCCATGGTCAAGACTTGGACAGAAGGATTTGTCGAGACAGTGAAAACTCTCATGTCCAACTATCAGACTTTTGGTATAGCCTATGACTACACCAATTATTCCTACAGGATCATCAATGCAGACAACATCAACACAGGAGATTTCAGTCTGGCCAATGCAGGCAATCGCAGCGGTCTTGCTTTGGATTCCAGTTGGTTGATGTATATGAGCTACGAAAGCGATCGTTATGTATTGCGCCAGCGTGCTACCAACATCGTGATTGGCAGCGAGCGCAAGGTGCGTTTTTACAATGAAAATTTCGTGAGCACCTTGACCAATAACAATACTACAGACACTTCCAGTGATTTTGTGCGTTATATGAACAACAAGAAACCAGGGAATCCAACCACATACTTGGCTGACGAACAGGTGTTTAGGCTCAATAGATATTTCCGTTATGAAGACGGATACACAGATCCTACCAAAGTATTGGCCACACTGGCTGACCAGGACAACGACTATCTACCAGAAAATCCATACAGCTATGAAGATCTCGTAGGCGATCAAGTCATATCGTTGGGTTATAGAGAAGAAGCTGGTCTGCGCTTCGAAGTACCAGTGGATCCAGCATTGTATCCGGTCACACGTTATGTTAGTGGTCGCAAAGATTTGAGATTCCAATGGAAGCATCGTGCACCGCGCAGTCAGATCATTGATCCGGCAGCGACCAACGTGATCGACACCTTCGTGCTGCTGAAGTCATACTATGACGACTATCGCTCTTGGATCAACTCTGGAGCTGCTCCGGAAAAAGAACCCGAATGTCCTACATCGGACGATCTTGCTCAAAGATTCATATCGCTCAATGACAACAAGGGTGTGAGCGATGAAATCATATATCATCCAGGCAAGATGCTGAATCTGTTTGGCGAATTAGCTGACTCGCGATATCGTGCCACGCTCAAGGTGGTCAAGATGGCTGGAGCCAAGCTGGGCGACAACGACATCAAGGCCAGGATCTTGACAGCCATGAACGAATATTTTGATCCAGCCAACTGGGGCTTTGGAGAAACTTTCTACTATACCGAATTGGCAGCGTTCATACATAAAAAGCTGTCAGGCAATGTGGCCAGCGTGGTCATAGTGCCCACTGTTGAAGCAGCCAGGTTTGGCAATCTATTCCAGATTGTTCCCAACCAGGATGAAATATTCTATCATGTGACCACCGCGGAAAATATAGAAATCATCTCTTCCATAACGGAAACTAACATTAGGGTCAATGGTTAAGATGGCAATCAATAAGAAGACAATCAAAGCAGCTTATCAGATCTATCCTGGCAACACTTCAGAAAAGGTAGTGCCAAATACCGATCTTTTGCCCGGTGTGCATAGGACCACCAGGAACAAGAAATACCTAGATGCATTGCTAGGAGAATTGACCAGCAAAGGCACACTGGAATCGTTTGACGGATGGGTTGGTAGTCGCACAGGTCGTGTGCGACGAAAGAATGATATCTATCTAAATGATCTCAACAGACTGACGATCGGCATCAAAACCAATGACATTACCGGCGATCTAACAGACATTGCCGAAGAGTTGATCAATAGAGAGAATATTTCATTCAAGGATGCCAAGCAGATGGCATCAGGCACCACATATGGCTATTCTCCTGGCATCGATCCAGACAAGTTCGTCAATTTTCAGAACTACTATTGGCTGAATTTGGATCTGCCTGAGATATTGTTGGATGCCGGCTACAACAACGACGGCACACCAGCCTCTGTCAGCATACTGGATGACATAGTGGGTCAACCATACTATACGACCAAGATACAGGCCAATGGTCGCCGCCTCACGCTGCGCAATGGCATGAAACTGTATTTTGTGCAAAGAGAACACGGGACCTGGACAAATAGTGATGATTTTATCACAGATCCGCCAGACAGCCTAGACCCCAAATACTATGTGGTATCGGGCGTTGGATATGCTATCCAGCTGCTGGAGTATGCGCTGTACCAAGATCCACTCAGCCCAATTGCTGTGTCGGCACCAGTGCCATGGGATCGCAAGAACTGGGATAGCACACGTTGGGACACCAACGTGCTCACTCCAGGCGGCAAACAATATGTAACCATACGTGTGGGCAGCGACAATCACAATGCTTGGAGTCGCAGCAACCGCTGGACTCACGAACAGACGGCCATTGAAGTGGCCAGATACCTTGGCATGGAAAGCAGTCTCATACTGTTTGAAGAAGATCGTGCAGCCAGACCCATCATCGAATTCAACTCCAATATAGATCTATGGAATCATGGCTATATTGGCAAGCGTCCTGTTGATATCTTCACCAACAATGTGAGTTCTTTGTTGGGGATCGAAGGCACGGCCAATCCTGTGATCGACGGAGTAGCATTGGCTGAAAATTCTCGCATCATCTTTGCCGGCGGCGACCCGGCCATACGAAACAAGACATTCATGGTCGTTGACGTAGGTACCGCAGCACAGTTCCTAGAAGACGACGACAACGTGCCTGTCACAGGCGAATCTGTTTTGGTCAGGCAGGGATCAAATCTAGGGATCACCTATTGGTTCAACGGAGAAAGTTGGATACGTGCACAACAGTTGACGTCTCGTGGACAGGCACCATTGTTCAAACTGTTTGACAAAGACGGCACACCAATCGAAGATTATGGCACTGCTGCTTTCAGCGGCAGCAGGATATTTGGTTATCTGGAAGGCACTATCAATGACAAAGAGTTGGGATTTTCCATAGCATACGACAGCAGCTACAAAGGCAGTCTTGGGCGCAATGTGGGTGCCATCAGGTTCAAAAACTATCTCAGCATCGGTTACAAAAAGCTGGGTGATCTTGGCGAACTGGTCAATATTGATTCAGTCAACTTCTATAGAGAATGGAATGTCTACGGCAATCTCATGTGGGACTATTCATCAGGTTGGCAACCGATCAGCAAGATCTACAATGTAAACACTACATGGTCGACCGTCGTGCAGCAGGTCAACGAGTTTGGTCATGCCGAGTTGATAGGTCCGCAATGGGTATGGGAACCCGCTTACGAGTGGAACATATCTATGCCAAAGGACATATTCAACAGCAACACAAGAGAATTCATGGTAGAGGAAGTGCCCCCGTTGATAGGACAGCCTTGCCGAGCTTGGCATGACGAATTGCTGTTTGCAAGATACAAAGACAACACCATACACAATCTAACCGGCCAACGCATCAGGATTGCCAATCAGCGCGGTGAAGTTTTCATCGATACTACTGATATCCTGGTGATATTGCCAAAAGAACTGTTCGCGGAACAAGTCACATACGAATTTGGCGACATACTATTGACTGATGATGTGGTACAATGGAAGATAGGTAATTTTCGTTGGCACACCGGTAGGATACTGGATAGACGTAGAGATGATCCTCGACGCCACAATGTGTATGTCAATGGTCGATTGCGCACACTGTCGGGCTGGCGCACACTGTATGAAGGTGTTGACAATGAAACACCGGCCACTGGTATATTGGTAAGAAACGTCAACATAGGCGACATCATCGATGTGGTAGTCAATGGTAGCATGCGCAACATCAATCTTGCCAATACCGATATCACGAATCTGACCAACAATCCCTACAACGAAAATTTTATAGTCGGAGCATACGGACAAGTATTTGAACATTTTGTCACAGCCATCAAGAAAAGAGCCATACCTCGATTTATGGAAGACATAAACCATCAAGCCACACAGCTTCCTAGGTTTGACGACGTTGAAGGTGACGGTTCG